GTACCATCAACTCTTAAAAAATCATTATCGGCAACACCACTTGTTGCAACTAATACATTACCATTAGATATACCAGTAGCCGCAACTGCGGCTGTTCCTAACCCAAGTGTTGTTCTTTGTGCAGCTGCATCTGCATCGTCAAGTAATGCTTTACCTGCCGCTGTTAAGTCATATGTTGATGCAGTCCCTGATCCAGTAAATTGTATGCCTTTGTCTGCTGCCGAAGTTAAACCAGCTAGTGCTTGCAGATCTGCATCTAATCTTGCATTTGCCACAGTTCCAGACAGTTGAGAAGCATCTATAGTTTTATTTGTAAGAGTAGCTGTTGATGAAGTAGAAACCAATCTAGCATCAC